CGTGAAGGCCATGTTGCGCGGCGTCTCGCAGAAGCTGGTGCGCGATAAGCGCGCAACCCAGGCGATCCGAGACGCCAAGAACCAGGCGATGCAGGCCCAGCAGGCGCAGGCCCAGCAGCAGGCCCAGGCGCAAAATGGACAGATGGCCATGCAGGACGCGATGGCGCAACGGGTCGCGAAAGCGGCATAGGGAACCGACATGAGCTTGACAATGACGCTTGGCGGCAGCGGGTACGAGGTGACGATGGATGGCGGCCCGCCGCTGCAATACCTGGCGACGCCGCCGGCAACAGCAGCATCTCCCGGGGTGAAGAATCAGTTCTCCTACGATGGGAGCTTCTTCTACATCTGCGTTGCCGCCGACACGTGGCTCCGCGTGGCGATTGCCACATGGTGATGCGCGCATGAGTCGCCCGGAGTTGGATGCACAAGAAGAGCGCAGACGCATGGCCGGCCTGTACCGCGACCTATTCGAGGTGGACGCGCGCGGGCAAGAGGTGTTCGACGACCTGTACAGGCGCTTCTTTGCGCACGCCAGGGTGCACACGACTGGCGGGATCGATGCGGTTCTGAAGACGTATGAGGCTGCATCGCAAAAGGCCGTGGTGCAGCACATCATAAACATGATCAACCTAGCGGCCGGCGCAGACGACGCGGGCCAAACGCTCAACGGAGAAACGGATGTATAAGCGGATTCGATGCATGGCGCCAGATGGCGGTGATGGTGGCGTGGGCAGTGGTGGCAGTGGTGCCGCAGTGCTGGATGCTCCGGCCGCGGCTGCGCCATCGGTGCCTCCGGCCGCTGCGGCGGGAGCGGCCGGAGCCTCACCAGCGCCCGCCGCGCCCGGCAATGACTCGCTGCTGTCCAAGCCGCCAGCAAGTGCCGCCGCGGTGCCCCCGGCCGATCCTGCCGCCGCACCCGCGGGGGCGCCTGCTTGGCTGACCAAGGTCCCCGAAAAGTTCCACGTCAAGACCGCTGACGGCAAGTACGACGCTGAGGCCACGCTTGCAAAGCAGGCCGAGTCGTACACGCACCTGGAGAAGCACCGCGGCCCGCAGCCTCCTGCCACGGCCAGCGACTACAAGTTCACGGCGCCTGAGGCGTTCAAGGACATCAAGCTGGATGACGCGCTGAGCGCCGCATTCCGGGAGCGTGCGCACAAGGCCGGCTACAGCCAAGAGCAGTACCAGATGGCCGTCGAGGCGCACCTGGAGATGATGCCAGGTGTACTGGATGCAGCGCTGAAGCTGGCTGCAAACGAGTGCCGCGCTGAGCTGCAAAAGGTCTGGCAGGCCCCGCAAGAATTCGAGGCCGGACTTGCGGACGCGCAGCGGGCTGTGAACAGTGCGCCGGAGGCCATCCGCGAAGACATTTGGTCGCGGTTCGGGCGCGACCCTGCGTTCATTCGCTTCGCGGCCAGCATGGGCAAGGAGATGCGCGAGGACAAGCCAGGCAACCCAGGGCAGGCGGCCACTGGCGCCGCGGATCAAAGCGGCGTGGAGGCCCTGATGGCGAGCGAGGCTTACCGGAATCCGAAGCACCCGGATCACGCAGGAACAACGGCGCGTGTGCAGGCGTTCTGGCGTCGCGCGTATGGGGACTCGCCAGCGTCTTGACGGCGCGCGAGATTTCTGCAATATAATTTCACTATCACAGGCCCGCGGTGGCGCGCGGCCAACCTGATTGCAAGAGCCCGCTGCACGCGACGATTTGAGCCGGTCGCGGTGCGCGATGTACAGGCCCGGGGACCGGACAACCTGAACCACAGGCGTTAACACACCTACGGAGTTCAGAGTATGTCCACCATTCCCCAGTGGTTTGTGCAGCAGTGGGACACCGCCGTCCGCACTGAGGCCAGCCAAAAAGACTCTCGCCTGATGGCCGCTGTTGTTGACCGCGGAACCATTGCCGGCGAGTCGTTCACCATCAACTTCATGGGCGACGACGGCTCGCTCATGGATGCCAACACTGTGCGCCACGGTGACACCGTTCTGAGCGAGACGGATCACCAGGCCCGCATCGGCACCATGGCCGACTTCTACAAGGCGTATCCGCTGGACCGCAACGACATCCCCAAGATGTTGGTGAACCCGGTCACTGGCGGCGACTACATGAAGTTGCTGATGGCGCAGAAAAACCGGCGCGTCGATGACATCATCTACAACGCCGCCCGCGGCTCGGTGCTCAAGAAGGACGGCACCAGCACGGCCCTGCCGGCATCGCAAAAGATCGCGGTGGGCGGTACGGCCTTCACGAAGGCCAAGCTCATCGGCGCGCGCAAGATCTTCCGGCGCAACGAGTGCGACCAGCACAACGACGAGACGCTCAACATCGCCTACAACGACGAGATGCTGGATGACATCCTGAGCGACACCACGCTCACGAGCGCCGACTTCCTGGCCGTGAAGATGCTCCAAGAGGGCGACGTGTCCAAGCGCTGGATGGGGTTCAACTGGATCCCGTTCAACGGCATCACGAAGGTGTCAACCGACTACTTCACCATCGCCTGGGCAACCAGTGGGATCCACTTCGGTCGCGGCTACGAAGAGGGCAACGTCAGCCGTCGCCCGGACAAGCGGGACCTGTGGCAGGTGTCGATGGGCGCCTCGTACGGCGCCGGCCGGCAGGACGAAAAGAAGGTCGTTGAGATAGCATTCCTGTGAGCACTCACTTCCACATGAACTAAGGCGCACAGGCGCAGAGGAAAATGAATCATGGCTGAAATTCTGGGACGTGCCGCAACTGAGATTGCGGCGGGCCGAAAGGTCTTGTTCGACACGCAGGGCCGGCAATCTGTGGCCGTATGCGAGATGCCCACGACCTGGACCGCTGCCGCGAGCGATACGGTGGCAACTGGTGTTGTGATCCCCAAGGGCGCGCGGCTGCTGGCTGACGTGGTGGCCTCGTTTGGCACCGGCACTGCATCGCAGACGCTGAGTGTCGGTATCCGAAACAACCTCACGAAGGTTGCTGTGGACGCAACGGCGATCATCAACGCGCTGGCGATCACCACGGCGGCCACGGCCGCGGTCAGCACGGGGACGAAGTTGATCACTGGCCAGCGCTATGTGCTGGCCGAGGATTGCGAGGTGTACTTCACCTTCTCGGCCCACACGCCAACTGCAAACCAGGCCATCCGCATCGAGATTCCGTACTTGACGCCTTGATTGGCGGCGCGGCGAGTGACTGACAACGGGGCGTCTTCGGGCGCCCCTTTCTTCGTGAGGGGAACGACATCGCAACCGACATCTCGATCTGTAGCGCAGCACTGATGCTGCTGGGTGACGCGCCTATTGCATCGCTCGCCGATGACACCAATCGGGCGATTCTGTGCGCCAACATCTACCCGCTTGCGCGCGATGACGTGCTGCGCAAGCACCCGTGGGACTGCCTTGTAACACGAGTGCTTTTGGCGCCGCTGGCAGGAGCACCGGCGTACGGCTACGCGCACTGGTTCGCCAAGCCTGGCGACTGGCTGCGCACACTTGACGTGGGCGACGATGGCGGCATGGACTACCGCTTCGAGTCTGGCCGGTTTCTCGCCGACGCCACAAGCCTACCGCTGCGGTACATGGCCAGCAAGAGTGAGGGGTCGTGGGAGTCTCACATGGTGGATGTGATGGTCAAGCGCATGAAAGCTGACTTGGCCTACCCGATCACAAAGAGCGCGTCCCTGGCTGAGTCTGCCAATGCTGAGTACCGCGATGCGCTGCAAAAGGCGAAGTCTGTGGACGGCATGGAGAACCCGCCGGAAGAGCTTGGCGATGCTCCGTTCATCGACATCCGCGGGGGCTGATCTTGGCCAAATTGCAACCAATTCAGACAAACTTTTCGGCCGGCGAGTTCAGCCCAGAGCTTGAGGGCCGTGTTGACCTGGAGAAGTTCAACAACTCCGCGAAGCTCCTGCGCAACGTGGTGGTGATGAAGCAGGGCGGGGCAACCATCCGCCCGCCGCTTCAGTTCATGGCGCAGACGGCCGGCGGCGCGGCAGGCACTGTCCGCCCGGTCCCGTTCATCTTCAGCCGCAGCGTGGCCTACATGCTGGAGTTCGGCAGCACGTCAATGCGCGTGTGGAAGGAGCGGGCGCTTGTCGAGTCATCGCCGGGCGTGCCGTACGTGCTGGCGACGAGCATCAATGCCGCGCACTTGGACGCGATGGACTACGCCAGCAGTGGCGACACGATGGTGATTGTTCATGACGAGTTCGCGCCAAAGCGGCTGCGCAGGTTCGCCGACGACACTTGGGTGATTGACGACGTGCCGTTCGCGCCCATGGCGATGTACGAGCGCGGCGAGCGACCTGGCACGACGGTGACGATCAGCAATGTGGCGGTGGGCGCCGGGCGAACCATCACGGCCACTGCTGCCGCATTCCTAGCCTCCGACGTTGGCCGCACTGTCGAGTACGCGGCTGGCGTGGCTCTCATCACGGCCTTCACAGACACCACGCATGTGACGGCGACCGTGACGCAGGCGTTTCTGACGGTTGGCGCCTTCGCTGGCGAGTGGACGATCACCGGCACGCCCATGACGACACTGACCCCCAGCGCCAAAGACCCGGTGGGCGCAACCATCACCATGACCCTGGGCGCCGCTGGATGGCGTGCTGGTGATGTTGGCAGCCATGTTGACGTGAATGGCGGCTTGGTGAGAATCACGCAGTTCACATCAACAACGGTTGTTAGCGGCGTGATCATCCGCGAGTTGATTTCCGCCACGGCAGCGCAGGCGGAATTCTGGGTGTTGAATGCGCCGGCATGGAACGACATAGACGGCTACCCGACCACCGTAACGTTTCATCAGCAACGCATGTGGCTTGGCGCCACGCGCAAGTTTCCGCAATCGGTGTGGGGCTCCAAGTCTGGCCTGTCGTTCGACTTCACCCCCGGCACGGCGGACGATGACGCGGTGTACAAGACGGCGGCGTCTGACGACTCAAGCCCGCTGTTGTACCTGGTCAGCGCAAACCGCTCTCTGATCATGCTTGGCTACGGGAACGAGTTTGAGGGGATTGGCGGGGTCGAAAAGCCGATCACGCAGACGAACATGCAAATCAACCCTGGAAGCGACTGGGGTAGCGAGCTGGTGAGGCCCCAGAAGATCGGCAAGGAGCTGCTGTTTGCGGAGCGCGGGGGAACATCGCTGCGCGTGATGTACCCCCAGCAGGTGGACGGCTACGACTCTTCGGACCTGTCGATCTACTCGCAGCACTTGCTGACAGCCGGGCTCAAGTCCGTGTCCTACGAGCGCAAGCCGAACTCGGTGCTGTGGGCCGTGATGCAGGATGGCACATTCGGCGCGTTCACCTACAGCCGCGAGGACTCTATGGCGGCGTGGTGCAGCGCTACCACTGACGGCGAAGTCGAGTGGGTCGCGACCATCCCGGACGGCGCCGAAGATGTGACCTACGCAACGGTGCTCCGCACCATCGACGGCGTGGAGCAGCGCAACATCGAGATGTTCAACTGGGGCGCCGAGAATGGGAAGTTTGACAGCCGCGGCGAGCAGACGGATAGCCCGGCTAAGGCGACATGGGACGGACTGGATCACCTGGAAGCCAAAGTTGTTGGCGTAGTTGCTGATGGCGTCTACGTCGGCACGTTCACGGTTTCCGGTGGTGAGATCGAGTTGCCGCGTACCGCGCTGGCGATCAGCTACGGCATCCCATACGAGGCGCGCATCACGGTGCGCGCGCCGGAGGTTGGCACCGGGACCGGAACCAGCCAGGGGCAGGCGCAGAGCACAAACCGCATTTGGCTGCGGCTGCTGAACACCATCGGCATGCGTGTGAATGGGAAGACGCTGGAGTTTCGCCGGCTGGGCGCTGGCGTGCTGGACGCTCCGGTGCAGCCGTTCACGGGCCTGAAGGACGTGGCAGACTACGGATGGGACAATGGCTCATCCGACATCGAGTTGATACAGGACCAGGGCGCCCCCTGGACCGTGCTTGCGGTGATTCGGAACTTCACAACCAACGCGGGGTAATTCTGTGATCAGGCAAGCCACACACGACGATATCGGCATGTTGCTCGGCTTCGCAGAGGCGATGCATGCGGCCAGCCCGCGGTATCGGCGGCTGAAGTTTTCGCCCGAGAAGATGGAGCAAACGCTTCTGGTCTTGTTGGACAGCGCCGCCGGATTCCTGCGCATTGCTGTGGCCGATGACGGGCGGTGCGTAGGCGTGATGGCCGGCGTCGTCGCCGAACATTGGCTGAGCACGGATTCGGTTGCAACGGACCTGGCGCTATTCGTCACGCCAGATGCGCGAGGCGCGGGAGCGGCTGACGCGCTGGTGCAGGCGTTCAAGATGTGGGCGTCTGAGTGTGGCGCCGTGTGGCCGCAGGTTGGCGTGAGCGCCGGCATTGCGGATGCCGAGGCTGTTCGCCTGTACGAGCGAAACGGCTTCAAGCAGTGTGGCGTTCTTCTGGAGGCGACGTAATGTGCACTGGCATCGAGATTGCCATGTTGGCCGGGGCCGCTGTGAGCGCAGTGGGGACCGTCCAAGCGGCCGGCGAGAACGCGCAGGCCCGGAGAATGCAGGCGGCCGAAGAGGCGCAGGCAGCCGAAGATCACGCGCGGTCAATTCGCGACGCCACCCGCCGCAGGGTGGGTGCAGCACGCGCCGCGATGGCCGGCAGCGGCACAGCGCTTGACGAGTTCAGCGCCATCAACACGCGCGAGATCGAGAACCTAGGCGGCAGTGACGAGGCCATGACGATCCTGACCGGTCGGCGGCGCAGTTCGGCCCTGTCGCGGCAGGCTGACAATGAGCAGTCGGCCGGCCTGTTCGATGCGCTCGGCGGG